GTATAATGGCACAAGAAAAATCTCTGCAAGGGACATTGACTAAGAATTTCTGGAGCGGGATGGAGAATGTGTACACATCTATCCCAGGGATTGTAGTTACAGTTAGGGATAATTTCCAGAATCTGTCTGTGGATGTTCAGCCAGCAGTCAACATTAAGAAAGAAGATGGTACTGTATCCGAACGACCCGTTGTGTTGAATGTTCCTGTACTAATGCCGTCGAGTAGGGACGGAGGAATTACACACAATGTTTCAGTTGGCGACTCTGTGTGGCTGATGTTTTCGATGGCTGGGTTAGACACATGGAAGCGCGGTAACGGAACACCCGTAATCCCGTCAGACTTTAGAAAGTTTGACAAAAGAGATTGTGTCGCAATGTTGTCCCCATTCCCTTTTAGTGAAAGTGTGAATAATCCAGATAAGCATGTTTGGTCACACGATCCTAACGATGTTGTTCTGTACCACAATCTAGGCAGCGGAGAGGAAACAGAGATTAGACTTCATAGGTCGGGTGGTGTAACTATCAACACCAATCAGGGTGTCACTGTCAATGCCGGTGAATTTGTTGAAGTGAACACTAAAGACTATACGGTCAATACTGAAACTTACACAGTGATAGCAAGCGGAGCTGTTGGTATATACGGCAGTCGCGTAGATATTAACTAAGAGGTATGTATGCCTGCTATAGCAAGAATAGGTGATCCGGCTACGCAGCACCCTTGTGGTGGACAAGCAAACCCGGCTGAGGGTAGTCCAAACGTCTTTGTTGAGGGGATTGCTGTACACCGGCTAGGTGATAGTAATGTAGCGCACTCATGCCCCTCCTACATGCGTACCTCATTCTACGACCTTGGTTTCTGGAAGTGGTTCTGTGTTTGTTAACGGTAAAGCAGTTGCTCGTGTTGGGGATGGTTATTCTTGCGGTATGACGATTACAGCAGGAGCATCAACAGTTTATGCAGGTGGGTAGATGGACATAGCACTAGATGTTAATGGTACTGGTGATGTTTTTTTGTGAATAAAGCTGCGCCCGTAAAGACTTCCGAAGCCGATGTTGTAGCTCAGCGTCTTTGGATACACTTGCGCACAATCAGAACAGAGTGGTTCCTTGACGAGCCATACGGGGTTCCTTGGTTTGAGATTTTAGGCACCAAGAAGTCCAAGCAACAGATCGACGCAATTCTTCAAAGGGAAGTTCTCTCAGTTCAAGGCGTAAAAGAGATAGTAAATTGGTCGAGCAGTTTTGACAATTCAACCAGAAAGTATGGTTGCCAATTTACTGTAAAGACAACAAATGGTGGGATTACCAGTCAAATAGCTGTAGTGTCACCAACCATCTAACGAGGTCACAAATGGCTGGATTGACGAATAATGGGTGGGAGACTAAAAGACTTCCTGAGATTCTTACGGACTTGCGAACAAGGGCGGGGGTTATTTTCCAAGACCTCCTTGAAGACCCGAACGATGTTGTAGATACAAGCGAAGACAGCACAATTGGTCGGTTTATAGGGTTGATTACACCAGCTATCACCGATCTTTGGGAGGCTGGTCAGGGGGTGTACACAGCTTTTGATCCAAATTCAGCCACTGGTATTCCTCTGGATAATATGGTGGCTCTGTCGGGTATCACGCGACTGTCTCAGTTGCCTACTAGGGCAGATATGTATCTTACTGCCTCTGTTGGAATCACTGTTCCTTCAGCGTCAGTTGTGCGAAGCGATCTAACCGCTATTGATTACAGCACAGTAAGCGATGTTGTTTTCAACCCCACTCAAACCGTAGGTGTCGGCATCAACGTTGTAACACTGGATGTTAATAATAGCTATACAATTCGGTATAGAGCATCTTCAGATTCGAGCTACATTTCAATAACTGTTTCATCTACCAGCACCCCCTCAATTGAAGGAATCTACTCTGCGTTTGAAACAGAGGTGCAAAACAACCACCAAGACTTATACACAAGCAGGGAAAACGGGAGACTCTTCATCAGACCTGTCACTAACTTTCAACTCTTTGATTTTGAAGTCAGTGATAACCTAGCAATTAGTAAAGTTGTTAAGACGGTAGCTGTAGAGGCATCGGTTGCAGGACCAATTGAACAGGCTGCAAACACCATTACTACAATCAGAACCCCTGTACTTGGGTGGGACAGTGTTACAAACCCACAAGCTGCATCGGTAGGAAGATATGAAGAAACAGACGAGCAACTAAGAGCACGCTGGAGAAACACAAAGTTTCAGTTTGCTACCAATATTGTTGAGTCGCTGTACAGTTCAATCTTCTCATTAGAGGGCGTCACTAACGTGGTCATCTACGAGAATGATACGGACGAAGTTGATGAAATTGGTGTCAATCCGCACTCTTTCCTCACTCTTGTAGACGGTGGGCTTGAATCAGACATCGCCAAAGCTATCTGGCAAAATCGACCTGCTGGTATTGGTAGTCAAGGTAACACAGCTATTGACATTGTAGATTCTTTTGGGTATGTGCGAACAGTAAACTTCTCTCGTCCGGTTGAAGTTCCTATCTTTATAGAGCTGTCTATTCAAACTGATAGCAGATTTCCTGAAGATGGTGAGAATAAAATCAGGGAAGCCCTTATTTCTTACATCAATAACTTGACAATCAACGATGATGTTGTTTATAGCCGTTTGTATACACCAATCAATACAGTAGCGGGTCATCAAGTTAATTCGCTAAGAATTGGCACATCGTCTGATAACCTCGGGTATGGTAATGTAACCACGAACTTCGATGAAATTGCCAAGACTCAGGCAGTTAACATTGTATTCGTGTAGGAGGTTATATGGCAGTGAATCCATTTGAGGAGACTCAATACCTCGACGAAGCAAGAAGTCGCTATACGATTCAGTTCGAAGAGCAACCAGTATTTGACAAATATGTACAACTGCTACTAAGTGAATTCCAAGAGATTCAACAACAGTACAAGGCTCTGATGCAAGAGCGCAGCCTTGATGCAGCAGTTGGTGCTCAGCTTGATCTATTGGGAGCGATTGTCGGACAAGATCGGTTGTTGGTTAACGTTGACATCTTTGAGTTCTTCGGCTTTGACGCTGTTCCTAACTCCCTTGGTTTCGGTACGTTGGATGACTCTTCGGTAGGTGGTATATTCTACGATGCTAACAATCCGAGGTTTGGTAACGTTGAACTTAATGACGATCTTTACAGACTCCTCATTAAAGCCAAGATTGCAAAGAACGTAACCAGAGCCACACCTGAAGATATTATGCGCTTTGCTAACTTTGTATTTAATACAGAGGGTAGTACAATCCAAGACGAAGGCGGGGCAGCTTTCCGTTTGATGGTGGGTAGGCAGCTTAGTGCAATCGAAAGAAGTCTCCTAACGTATGTTGACAAGACTTCTGAATACAACAGCTATCTACTCCCCAAGCCCGTTGGTGTGAGGGTTTCGTTTGGTAACTTTGACTACAACAATTTCTTTGCCTTCTCTGAAGTACCAAACGCAAAAGGGTTTGGTTCATTTGAGGAGCAATACTATGACGGCACCTACACTTACTCTGGAGAGTTGAACTACTTACCCGCTATGAAAGAAGGCGTTGGTGGTAAATTTGCATCCTTACTTATGGTGGAATAATGGCAATATTAACAGAAACAAATAGTTGGTCGCCTAACATCTACGGGGTGGATTACTACACGCCTGTCCTTGGTGGTCTTCCAGAGTACAGTAATGGTGTTCCTGTCGGCGGCTTCGCCAACGTAGCAGCACAGCAACTCGCCAACCGAACTGTATATCTGCTTGATAGGTTACAAGCAAATGACCTTACAACCTCGGGTATTGAAACAGATTTAGAGGCTGTACGCACAACGGTTGAGCAACATATTGGTAGTCGGGGTGATGCCCACGGATTAGCCACTCAAACCGCTCATGGCTTTATGAGTGCAGATGATAAATACAAACTAAATCATATCTCAACTGTAGCAACAAGCGGCAGTTACAACGACCTGTCTGACACGCCACCCTTGGATTTCTTTGTCCGATCTGGTGATTTTGAGGCCCGTGTAGGTGAAAGATACTACATCATGCAAAACCTCACAATCACTCTAGGAGACCCAGCTTTCTATGGGTGGGTTGAGGGAGATTATATTGCAATGAGTAAATCCCCAACTTCGCAAGCAACTGTCCAAGCATCCTCTGGTGTTGAGATTATCACATCGGCTGGAACAGACTACAGCGTTGTATTTGATGTGGACGATGAAGTTATCTTCGTCTTTGACGGGACAAATTGGAGAGTTTAAATGCCTCGAATTACAAAACCAGACACACTCAATGTTGTTTGGGCAGACCAAGGGATGAAGATTAAACCCGAGGACAGTAAGATTCTTCGCGGTTGGGTTGAAGAAGTCCCACCACTGCAATTCTTTAACTGGCTGGATAGTCGTCAAGACCAAGCCATTGCTCATATTAACCAGCACGGAATTCCTGTATGGGATGCGGTTACAGAATATCAAGCGGGTAAGAGTTATGTTCAAGGCTCTGACGGCACAGTTTATAAGTGTCTTTCTACAAACTTCGGCTACGACCCTATCTCAAACCCTGCTCAGTGGGAAGAAGCTTTTGTTTCTATTAACTCAGAGTCAGGTAGACAAGAGTATATTGGGTATGTTGCGCAGTCAACGTCTTTTGCCGCAATCGCAAATACTCGGTATTACGCATTAACTCCGCTGACAGTCACTCTTCCTGATAGTGCATCTGTTGCAAGTGTTGTCACACTATCTAAACGCCCGAACATCACCGTCACTGTCAAAGTGAATACCGGAACAATCTCCACCAGTGTTGGCGCAGACAGCACTATCATTTTTGATATCAATGATGAAGTGAACTTCGTATTTAACGGAAGTGTTTGGGAAGTCTAACCCCTTCTAAATAAGAGGATTTTAAATATATGGCTATTTCTTTGCGTTCTGCTCGTTCTCTTGTAGTCGGGGATGTTAGTTTGGAGGGTGATGTTATTGTCTTCCAAGGCAGCACGAACACCTACACCATCACAGACTTCAACAGCTTTAGTGAGTACTCAGTTAGCTCCGACTACGGCACTGCTTCTGTAGCTGGCGATGTGATTACTCTCGTTGTTCCAAGCCCTGCTACACAGAATCAAATAAAACTCACTGTGCTGAAAGACAGTAAGTCTTCTGTGTTTACTGTAGCTATCGGGGAATCTGTTGTAAACACCCCTTCTATTACCTCTCCCGTCAATGGTGCAACAGGGGTTGCTCTTCAACCGACTATTGAGGCATCCGCATTCAGCACTACTCCACCGGCTCAGGGTGTTCATCAAAGCTCTCAGTGGCAAGTTGCTACAAGTGCAGACTTCCTGAATATTGCTTATGATAGTGGTGTTGATACAGTAAACAAAACATCTATCACTGTTCCGTCCGCCCTTTCGTTGAACACTCAACATTGGGCGAGGGTGCGCTACACAAGTTCCACTATTGGAACTTCTGAATGGAGTGCAGCGGTAAGCTTCACTACCACCAATCAATATATTGTTGAACCAACTGTTTCTGTTACAGATGGGCCTGACAACGTAGGTGAAACCCCCACTATCACCACATCCGCATTCTCTGTTTTTGGTGGCAGTGACACACACGCATCTACTGACTGGCAGATTGTTAAAGTCTCTGACAGCTCTGTGGTTTGGCAATCCCTCGGTAATACAAGCAACAAGACATCTGTTGTTGTTCCTGCTGGGGTATTACTTGAGTCTCAGCAGTATATTGCCCGAGCAAGGCACAACGGCACAACTGTCGGATCGTCTGCTTGGGGGGAATACTCCTTCACAACCAAAGCTGAATTCTTTGCATTTGACCCAAGCTCCGTAGGACTACCTTATGGTGGGGGTTATTACGCAGGTAAGATTGTTACGGGTGGTGTTACATACGCACTTATTGTAGCACCTAAAGCTCAGGGTGGGGAGAGTAATAGTCTGGCTTGGAAGACTTCCCAGTCAACTACCACAGGCACTACCAGCATTAACGATGGCTTGGCCAACACTAACGCTATGATTGCAGCAGGGGCCGAAGCCCACCCAGCAGCCAACTTCTGCAACAACCTTAGCATCAATGGGTACAGTGACTGGTATCTCCCCGCTAAAGATGAGTTGGAGATTCTGTATCGTTATCTGAAACCAACTACGAACGCCAACAATACAAGTTCTGGTGCTAACACAAGCTCTGTACCAACAACAAGTAATTACACGTCCGGGAGTCCTGCTCAGACTAGTGTTACTATCTTCAGGACGGGTAACAGCGAAGCCTTTACCTCAAACTACTACTGGGCTAGTACAGAATATTCGTCTACGCGTGGTTGGATTCAGTACTTCACCGATGGCAACCAGAACAACCTCGGTAAGACGTCCACGGGCTATGTTCGTGGAGTACGCCGTATTGCAATATGATGTGTTTTACACATCTTTGCAATTATTGACCTGAGCCGAAGGCTCCTTTGCACCATCCGTCTGCTCCGGCAGCGGTGGTGCTTCTTAAAACTGTCTTACTAATCTTACTCTACGATGTGTATGGGTAGAAAGGTAAGCTTATAAAGGATATAGATAGTGGCACGGAAAGCAAATGACTTAGACATATATAAAGACGCATACTCTCTTTTACAAGTGATTTCCCATGCTGTGAAGAATATGAGGAAAGATTTCAAACACTTGTTAGGTAAAGAGAGCATCCAGCAAGGAGTTGCTATTCTCAGGTGTATTAATCAGATCAACAGCACCAAAGATACACACTCCAAGTTGAGTCTTCTTGATAGCCTACACGAGCAAGTACTAATTCTTCAACTCAATATGAGGCTTTGTAAAGACCTCCACCTGATTGATGAATCTAAGTTTGCTAGGGTTGTAGAGTTAGGCGTGTCTGTAGAGTCTCAGTGTTTGAAGTGGAACACTTATGTCCAACGTAGCAAGAGATAGTGAGAGGCACCTAAATGGTGCCCTCCAATCCAAATGTTTTAGGTGTCTACCCTAACAAAGTATTGTTACGGATATAACCTTCTCACTAATCGGAAGGTTAGTTTTCCTGCACTTACCTTTGGTTGTGTAGGGTGACGTGTAATTAGACACAACATTCGTCTACGAATGGTTGGAAACAGAACATTTCTGCTCTACATTATGTAGTTATTGGTGTATACTACCAGTACCAAAAACAGAAATAGGAGGTACATTGTGAAATATACACCACTCCCGGATAAGGAATTTCTCCACGAGTGTTTCAGTTACGATAAGGTAACTGGCGATGTAACATGGAGAGTACGCCCACGCCATCACTTTAGTGGTAATGCTGCATGGAAGACGTTCAATACGAGGAATGCAGGAAGTCGTGTTGGAACAAGAAACTCCCAAGGATACGAGAATGTAAGATTTACTTATAAGGGGGCTGCTAAAAGTTACCTCCTGCACAGATTGATCTGGTGTATGGAGAATGAGGACCCTTGCGACTACCAAATTGATCACATAAATCACAACAGGTCAGATAACAGTATCTGCAATTTACGCCTCGCTACCAGTGCTCAGAATTTAGGCAACATGACGGTCAAGCGGGATGGGCTACAGGGCGCATTCTATCTCAAAGATAGGGGTAAATGGCGTGCGCAGATCAAGATCAACTATGCTTCAGTCTTCTTGGGCATATTTGATACAGAAGAGGAAGCTCACGCTGCATATATGAAAGCTAAGAAAGAAAGAAATTCTCAATTTTGAAGGACTACTTAAATGAAATACATCCAATTCACATACGTTGACTTTGCTACGCGCATCCCTGTCTCTAAAGAGCCTGCTAAACGTGGCCCCGATATTCCCGAAGGAATCACCCCAACATTTGCAATTGAATCGTCTTACGGGCAAGCACCTGTCCTTTATGGTATTGCGGAGGATGAGTTTGAACCAGAAGAGTGGATGGTGGAAGTGACGGAAGGTGACTTCTATGCCGCATTCAAGCAAGAACTTAAAGAACGTGCCCGCAAGAAACGTAAGATGCTTGAACAAGGTGGTGTGGATGTTGGTGGTAACATCATCCAAACAACTATTGAAGACCAGAACCGTGTAAACAATATGGTGGCTGGCTTGAATATCACCCCAGAGGCTACGCAGGTTGATTTTGAATACTCTCCGGGGCAGTGGACGGTCATCCCAAGGGACGAGGCTGTGGCTATTGGTCAAGCTGTGTTCAACCATGTGCAACTCTGCTTCACTTGGTGTAAAGACGTACACGCTAAGGTTGACTCTATTGTAACATTAGAGGACGCCCTTCCAGTAGTTGAAGAGATTGCTTTTGCAAACTCCGAAACCCTGTACCCGGCTGTTGTTGAACCTGTGGTCTGACAAATGAATAAGTTAGATTTATACAAACCAAATAAGTCTAAGAGGTCGTGGGGGATTGCTGTACTAATCTCCTTTGACCAGCTTGTTAACACTATTTTCCTTGGCTACCCGGATGAGACTATCTCCAGTCGGGCCTTCAGGGAAGATATTAAGTGGTTAGAGAAAGTAGTGGATACACTATTTTTCTTTGACTATCAGAAAACACCGATGGGTAAGATTGGGCACTGTGAACTCTCTTACTACGGAGAGCTTGCACGAGAGCACTTTCCCTTGGAAGCCAAAAAGAAATGAACGCTCTACATAAGAAGCTTGCAGCGTATGGACTCGGGGGTGCTATTGCACTCTCGGGTGCTTTTCTAGTTGCACCATTTGAAGGTAAGGAAAACAAAGTCTATGTTGACCCGGTGGGTATTCTAACGAGTTGCTACGGTCATACTGGCAACGAACTTAAGAAAGGTCAAGTGTTTACCGATGAGCAGTGCCTTGACCAACTTGCTGAAGACTTACTTGAACACGATAAAAAGATGCTGCGCTATGTGTATGTCCCTCTCAGTGAAGAAGAACACGCTGCTTACCTTTCTTTCACTTACAACGTAGGTGTGGGTGCTTTTAAAAATTCTACACTGCTGAAGAAGCTTAACGCAGGTGATAGAGTTGGTGCTTGTAATGAGTTGACAAGGTGGAACAAGGCCGGTGGTAAGGTTTTAAATGGTCTGACAAAACGTCGTCAAGCAGAAAGAGAAATGTGTTTGAAGGGTACTCAACAATGAAATTTCACGAAGATTGGAAAAAGATTCTTAAAACCTATAGCTTTCTTTCT